ATGAAAGGGTTCATTTTGCCTGCCATATCACCACCTCTTTTAAAAGACTTGCCTTTATCGGCGTTGCTGAAATCTTGGCCCACGGACTGTGGGACTCCTACCTTCTTGGCAAACGATGGGTTGTTGGCCACCGCAGCCATGAAATTGTGCTGTTTCTTACTTGTTGACGGCATCTTTATACGCCCACCGTTGTACGGTATCAGTTTCCCAGATGCGGATAACCATCCACACAATGGTCAACACGCCACCAATGAGTGCTACCACGGGCGTCATCCACCCTAAGAAACCACCAAGGCCCATCACTACGGCAGCGCCGTCAGCCATTGTTTTTACGTCGTGGTTCATGTCAACATTTCCAAGCCCGCAGGCTCTTGTTAATCCGACTGTTTGGGTCTTTGGCTGTCTTCTCGAAAGTCAGCTTTTTCTTCATCCCAGTCATCCTTGCACAGAAAGAGTCTCGCCTGCTGCCGCCCTCTGGCTGCGGTGCTTTCAGACCCGGCTTGCCGGGGTTGGCTTTGTTGTAGGAAGCCCGACCCTTGGCGTTCAAGCCGCCCTTCTCCGATTTGCCTTCCTTGCGTTGCCATGCAGGTGACTTAGCCATAGAACACCGAGAGACTGGTTAACGAGCCAACGCTCAGCGTCAAATACAGACCCGCAGACGCCAAAATACCTTCGCCGGGGACGAGGACATACGTGGAGTTGGCTACTGTTTGGCTTGTAATGTCCATCGTAAACAAAACAGCGCCTGAAGCACTGCCATTACGAATTTCAAATGTGCACGCGGTGCTTATAGCAGGTGTAACAACAAAACCTTTTAGTCGTGTGCGTTCTGCAAGATACGACCCAGCGGTACTACGGTGCGCTGATTTAACGTCCGTTTGCATCGTCATAATCAAACTCCTTTTTTAACAGGGGCCGAAGCCCCAGTGGGTTGATTAAGAGTTAGCAAACGGGGTTGCAACAGTACCCGTACCAAGCACTGTGCCTTCAACCATGTACTTGTTAGCTGCAATTGCAAAAATCCGCACCCATGAACCTGCAACACCACCAGTGGTCGTGCCGTTCAAATTGATGAAATCGTTAGCAGCAGCGGCAAAGAAACCAACCAATGCTGCGCCGTCTGCGTCAACGTCGTTCATGGTGATTGAGCCAACGTACTTGTCAGTACCGTTTGTGCCAATTTTCAACGAGCTAGTGGCAATCGTTGTAGGAACCCAGATGGTGTACAAAACACCTTCGTTGTTAACTGTGCTGGGGTCTTGGCCAGGGCCAGAAGTGGTGGGGTTTGCCGTCATGTTGATGGCGGGCAATGTCAGCGTCAGTGCAGCAGCCAATGTGCCGCCAACAGAGATAATGCGACCACCATGAGCTTCGGGGCTCAACGTGGTGCTAGAAGTGATTTCAACGACAGCCGCGGGGCCTTGTTGATAGATGCCGCCCAATGAACGAATTGGGCCTTGAAACGTAGTGCGTGCCATGATAATTTCCTTACATGCAAGTGGGGCGTATCTGTCTGCATGTCGTCAGCCGGGACTGTCAGATACACCGGGAAGCCCGGAATAGTTGCAATATACACTAAAAGAAAAAGGGGCACAAGGCCCCTTTTTCATAGACACATTAAGCGCCTGCGGAACCCCACATGCCGAGGGGATCAGACCAGCCGAAGCTGTAACGCTCACGAGCCTTGTAACGGACGTTGCCCGTATCAAAGTCGCCGTCCATCGAGTTTGCCAGGGGCATACGCTCGAAATGCTTCATGCCGTTGGGAACGTCGGTAATCAAATACCAGCCGTTCGAATCGGTCAAGAAGTGGTTGACGCAGTAGCCTTCAGGAATCGCACCCATCTGTTTGATAGCGTTGATGTCGTTATCAGCAGTAGAGACACGCAGTTCAGTGTCAAGCAAACGCTTGGCAACGAACATCAGTGCTGGGGGGATGACCATCTTGCGGGGCTTGGCAGCGATCAACAGACCGCGCTCATCGGTCCATGCAGCGATTTGAATCACGGCATTTTCCAAAGAGGTCTCGTTCAAGTCCACGCCAGTGGTGGGGCTGTTGTAGTTGACAGCGCCATTAACCAAGGGGTGGCCAACACGAGTGCTGGAGCTGTTGTTACCGAACAAGGTCACGCCGTCACCACCCAAGTACGAACCGTTGAAACCGTTGTTGATGACGGCTGCGGCTTTAACTTGCTTGGTGTAGGACATCGCACGGGCCAGGGCTTTGGTGTAACGAGCAGACAGCGAGTCATACAAGTTATCTTCCACAGCTTCCTCGGTGATCGAGAAGCCCAGGGCGATGGTTTCGTGGTTGTAACGGGCGGTAAACGCTTCCTGCGCATTGTCGTAGGAGATAGCGGAACCCTCGTTCTTGACGGGAGCAGCACCGAAACCAGCAAGCTTGGTCTCTTCTTCGAAGCTACGCTCTGATTTCTCAGTTTCGTAGATTTCTTTGTGCTCTTCGCCGTAGCGAGCGTATTCCAAACCGAACAAAGCGTTCAGACCAGGGAGCAACTCTTTAAGTAGTTGTGCGCGTGAAATTGCCATTTTGAGTTACTCCTTACAGGCCAACTGCGTTGGTAAATGAGTGATAGCCGGGGTTGATTTTGACCAGAATGTCGGTGTAGGCGTCGCCCACAACCGAGAAACCTTGCATATCAACGAACCCAACAACACGGAATGCTGCGGTAGTGGTCACAGCCGAGGAACCTGCCACGACAGAAGCCGTAGAGTTACCAGTGGATGTGCTGCCAGTTGCCACAGCGCTGGTTGTGAAAAACACGTTTGCGCCCACAGCAGCTTGCGTGACAGAGCCAGCAGACTGAACTTGGAACACAACACCGGGGTCATCCACAACGTAGGCATTAACCACACCAGTGGTACCCGTGGGGTAGTACTGAGCGTAGATCACTTGGCCTTGTGCGTTGATGTAAGAACAGCCAACAAACACACCTACGATGCCCGTGTTAGCGGTGCCAGTAGGAAAGCCGTTGGTGGTCGCATCAGCGCCAGTGGCGGTGGCCACAGCCAAATAGCCGTTTGCATTCACATATACGGGCGAACCGTTGTAAATGTTTGCGGCAGTGCCTGCGGGGTCGATGAGATACGAACGGGTTGCACCTGCATATGGTGTGCCGCCCAGCTCATTCACGGGTTTTAGCCCGTACGGGGATGCTACTGATGCCATTTAAGGACTCCTTGTTTATTTAGAACCTGAACCAAACCCCCTGCCGCCGCTGACTGTGGACTTGCGGTCCGCAAACAAGGGCATACGAGGATCATTGTTTCGCATGAAGTGGTTGTCCACCGATTCCATCTGGTTTTGTGCTTGTCGGTCGTAGTAATCGTCCCGAGCGCGTGCCCGTTCCGCCACCATCTTGCAAAGCATGAGTCCGCCAATTTCGACGTTCCCGGTCTTCGCATTGCCTTCAATCATCAATTCCGGATGATCTTCTGCCTTGACTGGCTCCCAACCGTCGCGCATCTTTCGAGACACGTTGGTGGGTTCAGCTTGCCCTAATACGTGGGTGGCCACCCAGCGGTACACATATCCTGGCTCCGGGGTCGGATCAGGCAGTGCCGAGGAAGGCGTATACACATAACGGGTTTGCTTGTCGCGTGACACGAGATCACGGGGGGTACGGTTTTCAGCCATTTTGACTCTCCAATTTTGCTACTTGAGCAGCATACTGCTGCGGGGTTAATCCAAATTTCTTTGCCAGTGCGACCTGGGTCTGAGTTAATTGGACTTTCTTGGCACCCGACGAACGGGTCGCGGGCGCTGCAACGGCAGCAGGTCGTCTTGGGGAATCACCCGACCTTGGCTTGTCTTCTGTACCACCGAAAACTTCGGGGAACTTCGACTTCACGCGAGCATTAATTTGCTCGAAATACTCATCAGTGCGGGGATCGACCCCGTTGTTGACTAGTTTTTGATGCAGCCCTAGTGCAAAGCTGGTAACTTCTTCGAACCCGTTTGCGCCAAACCACTGGTTTTTTGCCTGCCAGCGCAGGGTTTTTTCGTCTGGTTGCGCCTGTTCGGGTGCGCTTTGACGCGTTTGTACATCATATTCTTCAGTTTGTAAAGGGGGCGGGCGAAAACTTTTCGCTTGCTCCAACTTCCACTTGGCGTCAGTTAGTGCTTCCTGGGCTGCAATGATGGCGTCCGTGTCAAACGCTTCCTGGGCATCCTTGTACTGGCGGCGGGCTTTCTCCAGTTCGGCTTCCGCCGCTGTTTTGGCCATGGTGCCGTACTGTTCAGACCCAGTTGAAACATACTGTTTTAACTTTTTGTTCTCGTCAATAAGCTGCTGTGTAAGACGCTCGAGTTCTTGCTTCTCACGCATGGTGGATTCTTTGGCCCTGCGCTCGTCGTGACGGGCATGGGTCAACTCCTTGATGCGCCCTTTAACTTTATCGGAGTAGGTCTCGATTTCGTCGTCTGTGGGGTCTTCCACCTCCCGGTCCAAAGGCTTGCGGCCTCTGTCTTGTATAGGGGTGTCGTCAATGACTTCGACTTCTACGTCTCCGTCGTCCTCCACGGACACATTGACCTGGGAGGTCTTTTCGTCGTCCAGTTCGTCTGGGAACTTGTATTGTTCAGCCATGTCTACTCCATCAAGCGCGGGTTAACCCGCGAGGGTCTTGCACAACAGCATCGACTTGATCGTCGTTAATCAAGCGAAACTCCTTACCGAAAATCTTGAAGCGCGTACCCGAGTAGGTACGTACCAGCACAAAGTCGCCTACCTTGCACCACGCGCCTGCGGGGAACTTGGAGGTGTCTTTGTATGCGTCAGGTCCGACCTTGAGCACAAACAGAACAGTTGTGGCGTGTTCTTCTTGGCGCATGACGGACGATGCCTTCACGAGATCAAGCTCCGTGCCATCAATCTTTTCAGATATGTCGGGCACCACACACAGCAGCTTCCAGCCTGTTGGCTCTGGCAGCATGATGGCTTTCTCATCGTTGTTTGCGTCTTTTGCCGGAGCATCGACGGATTGGATTGCTTCAGGCAGGGCAAATTGCCCCGGTTCAAGTACGAGTTCACTCATCGGATTTTTCAACTTTCTCTGCAAGGTCAATGATGTAACGCTCTGCGATGGCCAGACCCTGAATGGTTCCGCAAAGTTTTTGGTACTCTTCAAAATTGCGACACGCACCACCCGCGCAGTCATCTGCGTAGTTGTTCATGTCGGTGCGTATTTGTTCGCGCAATACGCGTGCGAAATCTTGGATCATTGTTTAGGGGTTTCCTTTCGTGGTTGGTTGGTCTGCATACTCATTTCTTGTTTACGAAACTTCATGTCGCCTGCTTTGGTTAACGCATCTACTTGAAGTTTCCTGTTGTCCATCTTGAGTTTGCCCGCTTGCGCCAGTGCGTTGTTCTGGATTTTTTTGTTCTCAACGGCCAGCTTGCCAGTAACTTCCTTGTCCTTGATCTGCACTTCTTGCTGACGAATCTGCAACTCCTGCTGCTGCATCTGTAGCACCGGGTCCTGCGCTTGTTGTTGGGCTTGCTGTTGCGCAGCTTGCTGTTGGCTTTGCTGGAGCACTTGCTGTGCCGCCTGGGCCATCATCCCTGACAGCGCCACCTCGATCTGCGGAGGCAGTTTCTCGTCTGCTGGGGGCAGAGGCATACCAAGCTGCTGCTCAATTTTCTGGCGGTACGCAAAGCCTACGTGCTCAGAAATGTGCGCCATCATGGCTGCTTGAATCTGCGGTGCCTTGGGGTTCTGGCCAATCAACTGCATGACGATGGGGTCTTGCATAGCCATCATGTGCACCTTGATGTGCGACTCGTGATCTTGGTAGAAGAACGCTTTGAGCGGCTCCATCTTGAGCGCGGCCATGTTCTCAGTCACAGGGTCTTTGGGCTTTTGGTCGTCAGGCAGGGGCACGAGCTTGTCTGCGTCCTTGATCCCCAAGACCTCCAGCATCTGGCGGTGCAACTGGGGCAAGTCGTAGATGTCTGGGGCCATCTGTGCCATCTGGATCACGGCTTGGTACTGCACAACCCGCTGGCTCATGGTGGCCGCGTTGGGGTCGCTCACCGGGATGATGTCAACGTGGTTGTAGTCCTCTTGCTTGGCGCGTCGGGTGGACTTGTCTGGGTCGTAGTCGTACTCGGGGTCTGTGTAGTCCCGAATCAACCCGGCCAGCAGTTGCAACTCTTGCTTGAAGCTGTAGTGCAACCGGGCCTGGACAGCCGACATCACCTTCAACTGCCGCTCAAGCAACGCCAGGGTCGTGCCCACGGGCGCTTGTGCGCTCATGTCCGAGACCTTCATGTCCGCCGTGGCGGCAAAACGTCTGCCTTCCTCCACGATGGTGCCCAGCAACTGATACAGAACGCCGCTTGGCTCCTTGTACGGCAAGGGCAGAATGTTGTCTCTGAGCGCCCCAGCACTAACGTCTACGTCTCTGAACTCGCCGGGTTGAATCGGTGTGTCATCACCCTTAATGCGAAGCCCTCTAGTTTTGAGACCCCCCGGCAGGTTGGAGAGCGTACCCGCATCGACCAGTTGGCGCATGATGCTGGTTGCAGACTTGGCAAACCCACCGATGAGGTGGAAAAGACCAAAGCCATAAGCCCCGAATCCTGGGATGTATTGGTAGTGGACAAAGTGCTGTCGCTTGAGTCGCAGGTCATCATCTTCCTTCCAGTTGCGGCGTACGGCCAACACCTCATTGGTCCCTTTTATTAGGGTAACTACGTATGGCAGAGCAATACCTGTCTCTTCCCCGTCACCGTCTTTGTCTTGGTAGCCGTCCAAGTCCAGGTCAACGTGGCACTCAAAGATGATATAGCGTTCGTCGTTCAGGTCACTGAACCCCGTCTCTTTGTCCTTGGCTTTCTGGATGTTGGTTTGCTCTTTGGACGGATCGGGCAACTCAACGTCGCGGTAGAACCCGGCTTTCTGGAGTTTCACAATCTCATTTTTGGTCTTGCGCATCACATGGGTGACGCGGTAGCAAGTGACCAAGTCCGTGGCCCCGTAGGGCAGGATGATGTCTTCTGCGGGGATGAACATCGACACCTGACGCCCCAGGCTTGGGTCGTAGTACACCTTTTTGAACGCGCTCCCCGTGGCTGGCAGGCTCCACAGCATGCGCTCATGCTCTGGCCTGAATTCCCGCATTACCTCTGTCAACTCGTAGTTCATGTCGAACTCAACACGAACAGCGGCTTCTTGTTTCTGTGGGGTCTGCTTGCCCAGTATCTTTGTCCGCACCGGGCCTTGCGCGGGGAAGGTCTCTGTGATCGTCTCAGACTGGAAGCGCACAACCGCCTCGGTAATCATTGGGTGGAACACGCCAGACGCGCCGTTCCACGGCTCCGTGCGCTCCTCGTACTGGAGGCCCAACAGTTTTAAGCCCTCTGTGTAGGCTTTCTCCCAGTCCTTGCGGGAGTTCTTGTCGTTCTCAATGTCTCCTGCCAAGTCCCCGGCCACGGTGTCCAAGGCAGACTGGTCCATATCCTCGGCCAAGTTGTCATTGAATGTGTCGTCTTCTTCGTCGCCTGGGCGGATGGACATCGCAAAGCCTGGGCCTTCAATGTTGACTTCCTCGGGGTCGATGATCTCGATCTCCAGCGGCTCCTCTTGCTCCCCCAACTCGTCAATGCCCTGGGGCTGTTGGTAAAGCGCTTTGTCGATATTGGTTGCCATGTCTGTCCTTAGTAATACGCCGCCTTACGGCGGAAGTAGATGGGGTCGTCTTTCTCGTCGGTGTTCAAACTGATGAACCCGCCCTGTCTGAACCGCAGCAACGCCTGGGAGGTCGTGTCCACGTAGTCATCGTTCTCGCCATTGGGGAAGGACGCCACCTCCTCGATGACCTCCCTGGCCCAGCGTGTGTCTGGTGCCCAGACTGTACCTGAAGAGAATAAATCCGCAACAGCGTTCAGACGCACAATTTTGTCGTTGCCCCTGGAGGGGTTGGTCTCTTGCACGGGTATGCCCATCCTGCGCAACTCTTGTATCAGCGGCGCTCCTGCGGCTTTCTTCTCCACGATGAACGCATCAGGCTCCCACTCCTTGTAGTGCTTGAGCGCGGTGGCCTTCAACTCAGGGAACTGCATCCTGTCCTTGAACGCATCCAGCAAGATGACCTGCGCGGCATCGTTCTCTTCCTCGTTGTAGAACACGCCCCAGGTCGTACAGGCCGAATAGTCGGCGCTCGTCTTGGCTTCAAACGCCGTGTCCCAGGACTGGATGATGTACTCGCAGGTGGGTGGGTCTTCGGGCTCCCAGATGCGCCAGCTCTTTCTGGAGATGATGGCCGCGTTGTCGCTGGTGGGTTGCTGCATGTACTGTGCGTTCCAGTACTGGGGATCGATTGAGGCTTTAGCGGACTGCAACGCGGCCAAGGGCCACTGCTCTGGCCACAGGGACTTCTCGTTGTCCGTGCCTTCGTTCAGTATGGCGGGCAACTCCACAATCTCCCATGCGGGTGAGTTGGGGTTCTTGGTCTGGTAGTCAATCAACCGCCCGGTCAGGTCCAGTTTGCCCCAGCGGGTCATCACCACAATGATTCCGCCCCCTGGCATCAAGCGCTGGAGTGGGCCAGTTTGGAACCAACTCCACGCCGTGTCAAACGCTAGACGACTGTTGGCTTTGACGTCTTGTTCCGAGTGAGGATCGTCCACAACAAACAGATCGGCACCACGGCCAGCCAGAGCACCACCGACACCAGCAGCGTAATACTGACCCCCAACGCTAGTACCCCACTTTCCAGCAGCTTTTTGGTCATCGGCAACAAGTGTTTGTGGAAAAAGCTCACGATAGTCCTCACTGTCAATCAAATTGCGCACCTTGCGGCCAAAATCTTCGGACAAAGACGCGGTGTGCGTCCCCATAATGATCTTCTTATCAGGGTATTTACCTAGAAAGTACGCTGGGAACAGGTAAGAACTGAATTCTGACTTGCCCATACGGGGTGCAATGTTGATGATGACCCGGTTTTTGCGCCCTTCAATCACATCAGTGAAGATTTTGGCCAGTTTTCTGTGGTGCGGCCCCACTTTGAACCCCGGATAGACCCGTTTGGCAAAGGAAATCATGTCCTGGCGTGCTGCTGCCACACCGTAGCGCCGCTCACGCTCTTCGAGCATGTCAAATAGCTCCATCTTCTCCTTGATGGAGAGTGTCGGGAGCGCTTGCTGGATAGCAGCGATCTCAGTTGGGGAGAGCGTCAGGTCGTTGAGCTTCATCAGCCGTGGGTGTGGGTTGTGTGTAAGTGCTAACTTCTATGTCTTCGATCAAGGCGGCATCTGTGACGCCCATGAACCTGTTGAGCTTGTCTTTGATCTTCTGGTCGATCTCGTCGTCGCTCAGAGACTCCTTCTTGACCTCGATCTTGTCGGTGAACAGGCCCACTTCCGTGATTTTTCCCAAAAGACCAAGCGCCTTCAGGCGGATGTTGGCGTTGGGGTTCTCTGCTTCTTCTAGCAGTTTGGCCACGGTGTAGCCACGAATCTCTTTGGCGCGTTCCACAAATTCCCAGTCGTATGCAGACAGCATCCCAACCAAATGCTGCACAGCCGCTGGGGTTTTTATCTGTGACAGGTGTTTGTGTGTGATCTCGGCTGGGACCGCCGTAATCATCCCGGTAAAAGACGCCCTGGCTGCGTCAATCTCTGCCTGTGCTACCGCTTCATCGGTATCAACCGCCCCAAGACCCTTGAGCCAGTCGGCAGTCTTTACTTTGGCGTCCACCAAATCTGCCGGGGACAGTTTGTTTACGGCGACAGTCTTCCCTTGGTGAGTACTCACCTCGGGAGAGAAATCTATTAAATGATCCAGCATACGCGCATAAGCCCTTGAACCTGCGATGGGGCTAATGTACACTCAATCCCGGTAAGTGTGCAAGCAGTTGCCAGTTGGCCACAGGCCAATCAGCAAAAATGCTCATTTGCTTCTCCTCGGGGGTTTGTGATTACTCCCCCTCTTGCGTCCCCTGACTGGCAACGGTCAGGGGATTTTTTTGTTTTGGGGGGTGTTGTTGCCCTTGTCAATCGTTGGACAGGAGTTTTGTGGAATTTTTTAAAAAATTTATGGGGGGTAGCGGTTAAGTATTACAAAAGATTGATTTGCGCCAGAGAAACAGTGTTCATAGCAAGTAGCCGCCGTGCTGCCAATATGGGTTGGTGGGGGTATGGTGGGGTCTAAAGGTTTCGGTTTTCGGTTCACGCCGAGATAAACGACACCTATCGTTTACCCCCTTCCATACAATAGAGGCATCGGTTGGGGGAACTCAGCCGCTGTGTCGCCCCGCCACTTCGCGGGGCATTGTCATCTGGAGTATTCAATCATGAATCAAACACAAATCGCTAAAGTCACCGCCGCCTACTCTGGCTTCCTCGATGCGGGCACATCGTATGCCCATGTCATGCAGGAAGCGGCGAAAGCCCTTGGTGGAACACCCTGTTCCACGCTGTTGGCTGCACTTGCCGCTGTACACGCGGCAAAGTACAAGTGCAACTTCACTTGGAACAAGTCAGGGGATGCCGTGTTCTATAACGGCGAAAAGTCCACACGCGAGACGCGCAATTCTCCCGCACGAATGAGCTGGACGCGCAATGTGATGGTGTGGTTCAAAGCCGACAAAGCCCCCCCACAGAAGTCCCATGGTCGCATCACCCGCGAAGCCCGCACCTTGGGCATGGACTTCCTGGCTAACTTCGAGGGCAAAGACCGCGCTGCCCAGGTGCGCGCTGCTATCGCCCTGTTGAAGTCCTTGGGTTGATTGGTGGAACACCCTGTTCCACGACTTGCGTGACAACGGCGACCCCCGCCGTTGTTTCTTTTCCTGTCCAACGGAGTCCATCATGCAATTCAAAGTAGGCGACAAAGTAAAACGCAACCCCAAAATCTGGCGCAACGACAAAGCCATTTTCACCATCGTGGGCACGCAAGGCCCACGCTTCGTGTGTCAGCGCCCTGGCAAAGAGCGTTGCCCATTCACCAACAAACTGGAGCCCCACCAACCCATGCCTTACCAAGCCAACGAAATTATCCCCGCATAACCCTGGGAGTTAATCATGCCTCGTCACCTCTACAAAACGAAAGTCGCACGCATCTGCGGGTTCTGGAAAGTACAACGCCTGTTTTGCGGGCAATGGGAAACCATGCCCGACATGTTTTGCACTCGCCTTGAAGCACGCAACGCCCGACACTACTGGGCACAAAGGTAGGCAATTCTTACAGCGCATCCCACAAGGGTGCTCTGTGGGGACAATCCTGTCCGAACCCCGTGGAACACCCTGTTCCACCAACTGGAGAACCACCATGAAAAAGCACATCAACCTGACCACACACGGCGTTGTCATCAAGTCCTATCTACCCTGCCTTGAGCGGGGCGGCAAACGCTGGCGCGAGGTGCAAATGTGGGAGACCTGCGTAGGGCGTGAAGCACGCCTTCACACCAGCGCAGAAGTCTGCGCCAACTACCTCAAGTCCATCGGCGTACCTGTTCCGCACCAACTCGGTGCACAAACTGCCTAAAAAAGAGGCACAAAAATAGCTATCCCAGATTGCACCCTGTGGGACAAGCGTGTGCCACTCCTAAGTGCTTGATTCATATACACACTGGCGTCCTACTGGCCCTCATATATATATATTTATATATAGATATAGATATAGAGATGTGTACTCGTGCGCGTTCAGAATTGTGGGGTTTATCATCTTGCGAAGTCCCGCTGTTTTGACCGCGCTTGACAATCTGTCAAGGGTAATGCCTCTTTCCAAAACAGATATATATGAAACCCAGTAGAGTAGAATACCTATGTGTATCAAGCACATTTCACTGGCGCGGGTTTGTCCCACGCGGGGCAATCACGGATAGTTTTTAACAGCGGTGGAACAGCATGTTCCACGAAAGGGAATAATCATGGCATATCGTTACGCAAAGTATCTCGAGATGGGCGAGAAGCAGATACACAACGCGCTCGTAACCAAGGGCTTGCACCCCTCTGAGATAGAGCAAGTGAAGATAATCATCGCAGAGCAGAAGGCAAAGCGCCGCGCAGACCGAGCGCACCGCGTGCAGATGGGCTTGCAATGGGGGGAGTTGGTCGCCCCTCTCACACATGAGCGCAAGATTGTGCGCTCTGTCATGCGCTACAAGGGGGGCAGTGCCGAGCGCACGACTGCCCTGCAAGCGTACCTTGCTGTGCTCGATAAGCTGACTGAGCGGCTCACACTCATGCGCCGTGAACATAATCAGACGCCATTGCAACTGCACCCCGAGCGCCATCACTGGGCGGACTATGTGCCGCAGCATATCAAGGACAGGGTAGTTGCTTTGTTCGATGCTGTGCCGCACACACCCAAGGCCAAACGCAAGCGACCCTTTGTGCGGACTGTGCCCGCCATCCTGCATGGCAAGCAAAAGGACAGGCTACTCAGGCGCACCCTCAAAGACCTGGGGCGGGCGCAGTCAGAGGGGAACACCGCACTCGCCGCCCAGATCAGTCAAGCGCTTGACACCATCAAGCGACTGTCCCAAAACGAACCCGTGCCAGCAACATGGCATGGGCTACTGGGAATATAAGGAACATTCATCGGTGGAACATGGTGTTCCACCTTGGCTTACGCGGCATTGGGCTACGCCGCGCACAGCTTTCACCATAGCCTGGAGGAAAAGAAAATGAAGAACCTAAACGCAAGCACAGCACAACTGGTGTGGGAGATTCTCAACGCCGCTTTGTACGACATGACCAAGGGGGACAAGAGTGATGGCATCGCCGCCATCGAGGAAGCCATTCAACTAATGGAAGGAAAAAGCAAATGAAGAACCTAGACGCACACCACTACGCGGTCATGGACTCGTACCAAGACCTGATCGACAGAGAAGACGCGCAGTCAGCCCTGGCTGACGCTGAGCGTGCACGCTTGCTCGACTTGGTGATCCAGGTGCAGGGCGCACTGGTGCTGAACCAGCAAGACATAGCTATGTGTATTTTGGATCAACTAGAAAAGGAATTGTCATGAGAGCAATGTTCGTTGTAAGCCACATCTTTCTGTTCACTGTGCTGTATCACTTAATTGCGTTCAGCTACAACATCATGCTCGAAGGCGCGTTCCCCTTGGTGGGTATCGGGTTCTTCATCGGCGCATTTGGCATGGGCTTCCAAGTCCATGGCTTGATTAACGACTACATCAAAGAGAAAGGAAGCAAAAGCAAAGGTTCAGGAATTGATTACATCTGAAGTCCGTGGGACACCATGTCCCACAACCGCCGCCTGTCGGTCACAGGCAAACAACCATAACTGGAGAATGCAATGAGAATCTATCACGCAACATTTACTTTCGTCAACGACGAGACTGACGAGAACAGCAGCCGCATCAGGCACCGCCATGCTTTCGTAGTCGAAGCCTTCAACACTCGCGTGTGGCTTGCCATCAAGGGCGTATCCAACGCCTGTCTGTTCAACAACCCGAACACCTGCTTCGTTGAAGCAACGCGCAGTGCAGGCATTGAGTCCCCGTGGCTCAGTCGCTCTTACTCTGATATGAATTCAGTCTTGTCACTCACCAGCCTAGACGAGGCTATGCAGTACATGATCGACAACAACACATGGAGCATTGCGTTTGACGACGCGTCATATGTCGTGGAGCCGCTGACCACAGCCGAGCGTGCATGGTTCGACTTCGAGGGCTACGCGTTGCAACAAAGACTGCTTGGCTTGCTGGACTCTCCGTTCTACGGACGCAAGTCCGGGCTGATTAGCGCACGGATAGATCGCATCAGACGCAACGCACGCATCAAGCTGGGGCTAGAGCAGGCACGGGAAGGCAGGGCAGACTACAAAGGCATACGCATTGACCAGTCGCAATTTCTGCGTATGCGTCAACACTACACCACGCTTGGACGCCTGGTGCGCGAGGCAATCAAAGACCAGGATGCGGATGAGTTCGATAGCTGGTTTGCAGACCACAGCAATACCCACTTGATGGAGCGCATGGTATCCGCGTTCCCTGCTATTGAAGAGGCGCTGAGCAATGCAGGTGTCATGACCAACCTGGAGTTTACCTACTGCGAACACGTAGTGCACGCGCACGAGACCTGCGATGTGCGTGAGAACGGGCGTATGCGTACATGGTGTGAGTCGTGCCGTGACGACCGCGCAGTATGGATCGAAGATCAGGAAGAGTACTGGCAGCAAGACGATGCACATTGGTCTGAGCGTGAGGATGCGTACTACTCATACGACCGCGACTCAGAGTTGGAAGAAAGCGATGACGATGACGACTACCACGCTGAAGAGGAGCCCAATCGCTTGCTGAGTTACATGACGGTGGTCACAGACTTTGTAGCCAGGGACACGAGCTTCACGCCGTCTCCATTCGGTGACTTCCTGATGGGTGTCGAGCTTGAGATGGCGACAGATGGGTCTGTGGGCAGCGCAGTCGAGTCTGTGCGTGACGCACTGGGCGAAGACTACTGCGTATGCAAGTCCGATGGTTCGCTGCCCGCTGGCGGCTTCGAGGTCGTGACTGCACCACGCAAACTAGACGAGCACATCAAGCGCTTCGGTGAATGGTTCGGCGCGGGTATCCCATCAAACTTCTCCGCTTGGGACAAAGAGTCGTGCGGTATGCATGTACACATCGACTCGCGTGCGTTCACTGCGATGACCTTGGGCAAATTCCTCATGCTCATCAATGCCAATACCAATGTGGACTTCATTCGCCGTATCGCTGGTCGTCATCCATCAGTGGACAAGCAAGCGCGTGAGTACTGCGCGGCAGAAGAGCAGAGCATCCTCGACAATCCCAAGCACGCCCTCAATGGCAAGAGCAACCGCCGCTACCGCATGGTCAACACGACCTGCTTGAAGCGTTCCGAGGCTGAGCGCTTGGGTGTGCAGTATGTCGGTGAGCGCAGCTTCAACACCATCGAGCTTCGCATCTTCCGCTCGTCTCTCAAGCGTGAGCGTTTGTTGGCGCAGATCGAGTTCACCCATGCCGCTGTCATGTTCTGCCGTGTCGCAAGCTACCGCGACCTTGACTACTCTAGCTTCATCAAGTGGTTGCGTACCACCAACAACACCTATCCCAACCTTGCCGACTGGTATGGCGTGCGCCGCCGTGCTACCGCCAAGAATTCAGCACCCGCTGAGTTGGCTTGTGTTGACCGCGTTTAATCAAATAACAATCAAGGAAAAATCACTATGTGTCTCATCATCACTGGCAAGTCTGCCAAAATCCGCTCTACCCTGCTCGACACCAACGGCCTCATCTCTGACATCTACGCATCGAACCCCGATGGTATCGGCATCATGTACTCAACAACCAAGGGGTTGAAGGTCGTCAAGGTTCTGCCCAAGAGTCAAGCCGATGCGACTGCGTTCATCACCAAGCTACCCAACGATGACCGCGAGTTGGCAATCCACTTCCGCTGGACTACGCATGGGGACACTGACCTCATCAACTGCCATCCCTACGATGTTGTCCCTGGCTATGTTGCCATGATGCACAACGGCGTGTTGAAGACAGGCAATGCCGCTGACACTACCAAGTCCGACACTTGGCACTTCATCAAGACCTACCTTGCTGACCCTGTGCATGACCACCCTGCGCTTATCCACAATGAGTCGTTCTTGACCATGGTTGCTGACTACATCGGCGACAACCGCTTTGTGTTCATGGATGGCGAGGGGCGTATGGCCCATGTCAACTACGACCAGGGTGTTGAGCACGATGGGCTGTGGTTCAGCAACACCTACGCATGGAGACCCACACGCCTGATACCCAACTACTACTCGTCTAGCAAGCACGCCAGCCGCTACACCAGCTATGCCAGTTACGGCAAGTATGGTAGCTGGGGCAGCGATGACATCTATGACGACATGTACATGGGCGAGGTCGCACCACGCAAGTCCTCTGTGTCAGCGCATGACCCCAAGTTCAACGAGGACGACTACGAGTGGGTCGAAGACAACGACATGATTGATGCTGAGTCCATGACCATGGAAGACATCGAGCTGCTCGGTGAGTATCTGTTTGACGCGGATGTGGAGGCGGTTGAGGCGTGCCTGGAGGCTATGCCCATGGTTACCATCGATACCATCTTCGACAACTGGGTGCCAAGCATCACGACATTCACGCGTGAGCAAGACCTGTCCTCGTATGAGCAAGACATCTACCGCGCCGCGCTCGACCGCGATGTTGCCGCGATGCACGACTTCGTGCGTAATGGTAAGTCTGCCAGTACGATTGCCGAGGTGCTTTGTTACTACCTCAACTGGAACCATGTGCGCAGCCAGCCCCTGCCCGCCTTGCTTGCCTGACGGGTGTCAGTCCCCGTGGAACACCGCGTTCCACGGGGCTTTTTAATCAAAAGGAACATTCATGTTTGAAGAACTTTATTGCTTGTACT